TGCTAAGTCTCTTATTGGTGAAGGTGTTAAACTTGGCGTATCCTCTCGTGGTATTGGTTCTTTAAAACCAACCAAAGAAGGATTTAATGTAGTAGGTGAAGACTTCCAACTAGCAACTGCTGCTGATATAGTGGCAGATCCTTCCGCACCAGATGCTTTTGTTAATGGAATTATGGAAGGAAAAGAGTGGGTTTGGGATGGAGGAATACTCCGTGAACAACTTGCAGAGAAAACCAAGAAGTCAATTAACACATTGGTTACTCAAAATAGATTGGAAGAAAGGAAGTTGAGTCTATTCAACGATTTTCTAAATAATCTGTAAATTTAATAAATCTATAAATAAGTATAGATTCTTAACGTCCAGGTAGCTATTTAACACGAAATGGAAAACATCGAAGAAAACCAGGTCACTAAAGGTGCAGCAAGTGCTCAACCATCAGAACTAGGTGGTGTGCCAGTTGAAGATTTAGGTGGACCTACCCCAGAAAACTATCGTCCAGATGACGATTCAGCAAAACTCAAAGATCCAGCATCAACTCTTTCTCAAGTAAGAGATGTTGTTAACGCAAAGGCAGCAAAAGCCGAAGCAGTTTCTGATGAAATCGAAGATGGGCAAGAAGTAGTTGCCGAAGATGAAGTTGCTACTGATGAAGTAGTTGCTGAAGAAGAATCTTCAACAGAAGAAATCGTAGCCGAAGAGGAGACTACTGAAGAGGAAGTAATCGAAGAAGAAGAAACCTATGACGTTGACGCAGACGTTCAGGCACTTCTAGAAGGAGAAGAACTTTCTGAAGATTTCCAAAACAAGGCACGTACAATTTTCGAGACCGCAATCAAATCCAAGGTTAGCGAGATCAAAGAAGAACTCCAAGAGTCTTATGCTAATGCACTAGTTGAAGAACTAGACACAATTAAAGCAGGACTTACTGAAAGAGTAGATTCTTACCTTGAATACGTTGCAGACGAGTGGTTCCAAGAAAACGCTCTGCAAGTAGAAGCAGGTCTTAAAACAGAAATGACTGAATCCTTCATGGAAGGTATGAAGTCACTATTTGAAGAACATTATGTAACTATTCCTGAAGAAAAATATGATGTGCTTAATAGCATGGTAGATAAGCTTGATGAAATGGAGAATAAGCTCAATGAGCAGATTAATCGCAACGTTGCGTTAAATCGTAGATTAGCTGAGTCTACAGCAGATGGAATATTTGCTGCAGTCACTGAGGGTCTTGCAGACACTCAAAAAGAGAAGCTAGCTACTCTTGCTGAAAATGTTGAGTTTGAAAGTGAATCAGACTATCGTGAGAAACTAGGTACTTTAAAGGAATCTTATTTTCCTGTAAAGACCAGTGCTCCAAAAAGCACCTCCGAAAACTTATCTGAAGAGGTTTCTACTGATGAGGTAATTTCACAAGAAGTTAACCCAACAATGCAAGCCTATTTGAATACGCTTTCAAGAGCTGCTAAAAAGTGATTTTTAGATCATTAAATTCAAACAACAAAAACCGTAAGAGGTAAATTTCAAATGCAGATGTACAATTCTGAGTACCTGCAGGAGAAGTGGGCTCCAATCCTTGATTACGATGGATTGGACAAGATTCAAGATCCACATCGTCGATCTGTAACCGCTATCCTGCTTGAAAACCAAGAGAAAGAACTTAGAGAAGAGCGTTCTTTCCTTTCAGAAGCCCCAACAAATAGTACCGCATCAGGTAGTTCAGCCGCAGGTTTCTCTGCTGACGCTGCTGCTGGTGGTCCTACTGCTGGTTTCGACCCTGTTCTAATCTCATTGATTAGACGTTCAATGCCAAACTTGGTCGCATATGACCTTGCTGGTGTTCAACCAATGAATGGTCCTACTGGACTAATCTTCGCAATGCGTTCTCGCTACAAGACACAGAGTGGTACAGAAGCTCTGTTCGACGAAGCAGATACAGCATTCTCTGGACAAGATTCTGGATTAGATAACACAAACGGCATGACAAATGCTGCTGTTGGTCTTGGTACTACAGCACAAGATGGATCTAACCCAAGTGTCCTTAACGATTCTTCACCTGGAACCTATAACGTAGGTCAAGGTATGAGAACTGATGACGCTGAATCACTTGGTGAGTCAGATCATTTCAACCAGATGGCATTCTCAATCGAGAAGGTCACCGTTACAGCTAAATCTCGTGCGTTAAAAGCTGAGTACAGTTTAGAACTTGCTCAAGACCTTAAGGCAATCCACGGATTGAATGCAGAAGCAGAACTTGCTAACATTCTTTCTACTGAGATTCTTGCTGAGATCAACCGTGAAGTCATCCGTACTATCTACAACGTAGCAGAGCCTGGTGCTCAAGCAAACGTTGCTGCTGCTGGTACATTCGACCTCGATACCGACTCAAACGGAAGATGGAGTGTTGAGAAGTTCAAGGGATTGATCTTCCAGATCGAAAGAGACGCAAACGCCATCGCACAAAGAACTCGTCGTGGAAAGGGCAACATGATCCTTTGCTCCGCTGACGTTGCTTCTGCTCTAACAATGGCTGGTGTACTTGATTACACACCTGCTCTTAATGCTAACCTTAATGTTGATGACACAGGCAATACATTTGCTGGTGTTCTTCAAGGTAAGTACAGAGTATACATTGACCCATATTCTGCTAACCTTAACGCAAGTAATGCTGCTACTAACAGTGGTAATCAGTACTACGTTGTTGGTTACAAAGGTACTTCACCTTATGATGCTGGTCTGTTCTATTGCCCTTACGTTCCACTACAGATGGTTCGTGCGGTGGGTGAGAACTCCTTCCAGCCTAAGATCGGATTTAAGACTCGTTACGGAATGGTCGAGAACCCATTCTCACAGGGTCTTACTCAAGGATCTGGTGTTCTTACAGAGAATGCAAACCGTTACTACAGACGTGTTGCAGTTAAGAACCTCATGTAAGCTAGACGCTTATATTTCTTCAAAGTCAACTCCTTCGGGGGTTGACTTTTTTTTATGTTAATGTATAATATATGAGTACACATTATTAGAAGGGAGAACAACATGACTCTCAGGTATACAATCAAGGAAACAATTGAATCCCCAACGTTTCTTGATTACCCTCTTGATCCAGCAGAACAACTTAGAAAGGATGTTCTAGCAAGCGAAGAGCAAATTTTTATTCTTTGCGATGATCCAGCATTAAGATATGCAAGGGAACATATGCCAAATGGATTGGGAACCAGAAAGTTTGAAAAACTTTGTGAAACTAACTTCGGGTATGCTGATTACGAAACTGTAGTTGCATTTTCCGTAGATAAAAATTATAAAGTTCTTAGAACTTGGGTTAATAAGTATATGGACAAGTCTCCAGAAGGAGATGTTGTTCTTGAAACTGTATTCTTTCCACCTAAGATTGGTAAAGAATCAATTAGATACCATAGTAAAGATGGTAGAACCTATCTTGAAACTTTAAAGGAATCTCTTGAAAAGGGATTGGTTATATAATAGAGAAAAAGGACTCTTCTTCTGAAGGGTCTCTTTTTTTGTCTAAATACTTAAAAGTATATTATAATGGCAATTAGAAAACCACCTGCTGATAGACCAGGAACACCATTATCTAATAGAAACTTTTTATCACCTGTTGGTTTTAAGTTCTCCTTAAAGAGAGCACCTGGTGTTGCATTCTTTTGTAATCAAGCAAATATTCCTTCATTAGATCTTGGTATTGCAGAACAACCAACTTATTTTAGAGATATTCCAACTCCTGGAGATAAAATTCAATTTGGTGATTTAAGTTTAAGATTTTTAGTTGATGAAGATCTTGTCAACTATATGGAATTACAAAGGTGGATTCGGGGATTAGGATACCCCGAAAGTATGGATGAATTTAATAAATTAGAAAATGAAGCGGTAGTAATTGGTAATTATAGAAATATAGGAGATAACATTTATTCTGATGGAACACTTCAAATTTTGAGTAGTAACTTAGTTCCACAATTTCAAGTAGTATTTAATGATCTGTTTCCTTACAGTCTTTCAACTGTCACATTTGATGCAACAGATACTGATATAGAATACTTTACAGCAGACGTGTCTTTCAAGTATACTATATACAACCTCACTGATATGGAAAATAAAGCTTTATGAGTTTAAGTCTTGAATCTATTCAAGAGATGTGGGAAAAAGACGCAAAGATAGACAGAGATAATCTACATGAAGAATCGTTGAACATCCCCTCTCTACATGCAAAGTATTTTGAATTATATAATACTATCTTCCTTTTAAGAAAGAAAGCAGAACAACAAAGAAAAAACATCCGACATGAAAGGTATGAATACTTTTCAGGTAAGGCAGATCCTGATGTCTATATAGAAAACACCTTTCCAAAAAAGATAAGGGATAAGGATACTATGACAAAATATTTGGATGCAGATGAGAAACTGTCCACTAGCTCGCTAAAAATAGATTATTATGATACAATGTTAGTGTATATCGAAAGCATCTTAAAGGTTATTCAGAATAGAACCTTTCAGATAAAAAATGCTATTGAGTTTATGAGATTTAATTCGGGGTTGGGTTAATGGCAAAATTAAACATAAAAAGTAATACTACAAATCCATATTTTAAAGAGATGAGAAATATGACTCCTCCAACACAGGGGTTTGTATTTGCAAGATTAGGTGATGATATGGTAGATCACCTATGGAAGATGATACGCAGAGCAGAAAATACTAAAGAAGAATATAAGCATCGGTTAGCAGGAAATCTTACAGCAAGTTTTGGACTTGATGATGATAATGATTTATTTTATAGAGAATGTTGTCTACCCTTAGTAAATTCATTTCGTCAAAGTAATGGTGGAGCAGACCCAGTTAGGAGTTTTGTTCAAACTAATCCTGCAACAACTCCATTACTTCTTACAGAGTTTTGGGTAAATTATCAATATCAAACAGATTTTAATCCTTTCCATTTTCATGGTGGTGTATATTCATTTGCTATTTGGATGAAGATTCCAACAGAATGGGAAGAACAGTGTAAGTTACCACAGTTCCAAGATATTAAAAAAGAGAATAGAAAAGCAGGAACATTTGAGTTCCAATATATTGATGCACTTGGTGGTATCCGAAGTCTGTCATATCAATTAGGTAAGGAGTTTGAAAATTGTATGTGCTTCTTCCCTGCTCAATTAATGCACTCGGTTCATCCTTTCTACGGAACCGATGAAGCAAGAGTATCTATTGCAGGAAATCTTTGGTATGATACTACTGGATTAGGTACAAAAGGTAATTCATTAGATCCATCTATATTAGGTGACAAAGATGAATATCTCAAATTCATGGAAGAGAATAGAACCGAATTTGATGGTCAAGGTAGTTATTATAAACCAAACCAATCACAGAATAAACCAAAACCTAAGAAAGGTAAAAAAGGATTTGGAACTCTATGACATTTAAATTTAAACCAATTCCAATCAATCAATTGGGATGGTTATATGTCAATTTAGATAAAGAGGTAATGGATTTTCTTTGGAAGATGATTGATAAATCAACCAAAGATGATATGAAATCAAATTTGGCAGGAAATATATCTAAAAGTTATTCTCTTGAGGATGATGAAGATTACTTCTTTAAAAATGTTTTACTTCCTTTATCTAATCAATGGATAAGTAGTAATGGAAAATTTTCAGAAGTTCCTTGTGCAGAAAATTTAAAATTTTATCTTCATCAATTTTGGGTAAATTATCAAAATCAACATGAAGTTAACCCATGTCATGATCATTCAGGACTGTTTTCATTTGCTATTTGGATGAAGATTCCTTATGACTGTAAAGAACAGAATAAGTTACCATTTTTAGATGGAATAAGAGAAGAAGATAAGAAAGTAGGATGCTTTGAGTTTCAGCATTTAGATATGTATGGAAAAGTTGTTAATACTGCTTATCGTTTAGATCCTTCTTATGAAGGATATATGGTATTCTTTCCAGCAAAATTAAGACATATGGTATATCCTTTTTATGAAACTAAAGAACCACGCATTTCTATAGCAGGAAATATTTGGTGTAAAACTAAGGATTGATAAAATGCATGGATATAGATCAAGTCATGGAAACCCAAGAAGGGAAAGTAATCCTTGGATAGAAGATAATCTTGAGAAAGAAATTAAACGTCTTAAAGATGAAAAATTAGAATGGGAAGAAGATTCTCGTAAAATCTTAAATGAAATAGAAAATATAAAAAAATCAAAAAGATATGGAAGTAAAAGAAGTTTAGAACGTGTTGCGAGAATGATTAAGTGTCTCCCTGAAATGAGGAATAGGCATTATAATATATCCATTAGAATAGAAAAATTAGAATGGGATTGGTGTAATGTAATAGAAGTTATTGATAAAGAATGTAAATGGGATAATTGTAATTGTAAAAAAATAAATGTAATACGTTTTCCAAAAGACTACGTTCATTATGCTAAAGAAGAATGCAGTAGGTGTGGTAGATGGCAAAAATTTATACCACCTACTTGACAAGGTGAACTAAATACCCATATAGGAGGTATGGGTTATTGAGTGATCTAGTAATACAAAAATCAAATGAGGTTTTTCTTAAGATAGAAGCAGAACCTCATGTTTATTATGAGTTGAGGGATCACTTCACCTTTGAGGTAGAGGGTGCAAAGTTTATGCCTCAATACCGCAATAAGCATTGGAATGGAGAAATACACTTATTTGATTTAAGAAAGAAGCAGATATATGTTGGACTACTAGATAGAATTATTGCTTTTTGTAAGAGAAGAGATTATGAATATAAATTTGTTGATAATGAATATTATGGAACTCCCTTTGAGATAAATGAAGGGATATCATATGCTGGTGTTAAGGATTATATGAAGTCCATATGCTGTCATCTCCCTCGTAAATATCAAATACAGGGAGTATACGATGCTTTAAGACATAACAGAAAACTATTGATAAGTCCCACTGCATCTGGTAAATCGTTGATGATTTACTCCTTAGTAAGATATTATATTGGTAAAGGCGAAAAAATTCTTTTAATTGTTCCCACGACATCTCTCGTAGAGCAGATGTACAAAGATTTTCAGGATTATGGTTGGGATGCTGAGTCATTTTGCCACCGCATATATTCGGGTAAAGAAAAAACTAATGAATATCCTGTCACTATTACGACTTGGCAATCTGTCTATAAGTTAGAAAGATCATTCTTTGAGGACTATAATGTAATCATCGGTGATGAAGCACATCTTTTTAAGAGTAAGTCCTTAGTATCTATAATGACAAAGTTGCACCACGCAAAATATAGATTTGGATTTACTGGAACATTAGATGGAACTCAAACTCATAAGTGGGTCTTAGAAGGATTATTTGGTCCAGCATATAAAGTAACTAAGACTGATGACTTAATGCAGAAGGGCCATCTTGCAAAATTAGATATTACTTGTATTGTATTAAAGCATCCACCTAAAAAATTTGAAGTATTTGAAGACGAAGTTCAGTATATTATAGGTCATGATCAAAGAAATAATTTTATTAAAAACTTAGTAGTAGATTTAAAGGGTAATACTTTAGTTTTATTCCAGAGAGTAGAATCTCATGGATTACCTCTCTATGAATTGATTAATGATAATACAGTTCCAGGTAGAAAAGTCTTCTTTGTTCATGGTGGAGTAGGTACAGTGGAACGGGAAACCGTAAGAGAAATAGTCGAACGTGAATCAAATGCTATCATTGTGGCATCTTATGGTGTGTTCTCCACAGGTATAAATATTAGAAACCTGCATAATGTGGTTTTTGCTTCTCCCAGTAAATCTAGAATCCGTAATTTACAAAGTATTGGAAGGGTTTTAAGAAGAGGTAAAGATAAAACCAAAGCGATGCTGTATGATATTTCTGATGACTGTACTCATAATTCTCAGAAAAATTACACATTAAATCACCTCATCGAACGAATCAAAATCTACAACGAAGAGAAATTTAACTATGAGATTGTAAATGTAAATTTAAAGTAGGATCATATGGAAGACGACTTTTACGCAACAATTAAACTTAAGTGTGGTGATGAGATATACACCAAGGTCTCCCCATGCTTTGAAAATAATAAAACAATCCTACTTGTAACAAATCCAATTACATTGCAGCAGATTAATGGACCTAGAGGTCTAACAGGATATAAGTTAGAACCTTGGTTAAAGACGACTAAAGATGATATATTTGTTATTGATATGGAGAACGTATTGACTATGAGTGAGTCTAAAGATATTGAAATGATTATGATGTATCAAGCATGGATAAGAGAATCCGCTGAGGACTTCCCTAAAGATCCTACTGGTACTAGAAAAAAGATTAATAGAAAAATGGGTTATATTGCTAATGTCAACGATACCAAAGAGATATTAGAAAAGCTCTTTGAAGATTCCCCTTGAACCTCTACAAAGGTTATTGTACATGTGTATGAATACCTTGTCAAGTTGTTTAAACAATCTAGAGGTGCTATAATCAATTTAACACAAAGGAAAGTCGTATGGCTGGTGTAACAAAAAGAAAAAGATCAGTTCATTATGTAAACAATAAAGAATTTCTTGCTGCTTTAATTGCATACAAGAAAGATGTTGCTGAAGCAGAAGAACTAGGTAAAGATAAACCTAGAATTACAAATTATCTCGGTGAGTGCTTTTTAAAGATTGCTACTCATCTATCATTTAAACCTAACTTCGTTAATTACATCTTTAAGGATGATATGATATCTGATGGAATCGAAAATTGCGTTCAGTACATACATAATTTTGATCCTGAGAAATCACGTAATCCTTTTGCTTACTTTACGCTGATTATACATTATGCATTTCTCCGCAGAATACAAAGGGAGAAACGTCAGTTAGAAATTAAAAATAAAATTATAGAGAAGTCTGGTTATCAAGAAGTATTTGATGATAATAATCAGATTGACGGATCTAATTATTCAGACTATAATTCAATCAAAGATGCTGTTCACTCTAAATTGCGTAATTAATGAAGGTTGCCATCATAACTGATCAGCACTTCGGAGCAAGAAAGAATTCAAAACTTTTTCATGATTATTTCCTGAAGTTTTATAATAACGTATTTTTTCCTTTCTTAGAGAAGGAAGGGATTACTACGGTTATTGATATGGGAGATACATTTGATAATCGCACAGGTATTAATTTCTCAGCATTAACGTGGGCAAAGGATAATTACTTTGATCGTTTAAGAGATATGGGCATCACAGTCCATACTATAGTTGGTAATCATACAGCATATTATAAAAATACAAATGAGATCAATGCAGT